ATAATGTTAATGCTTTTTATAGTTTAGCAAGCAATAATATAAGTTTAATGAATAATATGATTGGACAACAACCCAATTTATAGGAGAAGAATATGGAATGGTTTAAATCAAAAGCTGGTCAATTAATTGCTTTAGCAACTATTGTAAGCACATTAGCTGGTTTCGGGTACGCTGGAGCTGGGTATGTTAATAGACTAGAAAACTTAGAAAATAAAATAGGTGGACTAGGTGAAACAGAAGATGCACAACAAGCTATTGAAGAACGCTTCGCTGGTATAGAAACACAAGTTAGGTATTTAGAAAAAGAAATAAATAACATAGAGATTCCTGATAACAGTAATATACAAGCTTCTGTTGCTTCATTAACTAGTGATGTAGAAAGAATTTGGATTGAGTTAGATAAGCTAGAAGATAGTAAAAACCCTTTAGCTAATTAAATATGAAAATTGGTTTAATAATGGGTGGTTTATTACTAGCTACAATTGCTGGTTCAGCTTATTGGATAGATAGACTACAAGACGACATAGGCACCTTAAAAGGCAATCAGCTTATTCTTGAAACTAAAATACAAGAACAAAACGAAGCTATAGAAAATTATCTTAATAAACAACAACAAACGCAAAATCAATTACTTGTTTTAGAAAAAGAAAAGCAAGAAGCTATGCGTGATGTTAATAAACTTAGAAAAACATTTGCTTCACACGATTTAGATGAATTAACACTAGAAAAACCAGAGCTTATGGAAGGCAAAATTAACAAAGCCTCTAAACGAGTTTTAGAAAAACTAGAAGAATTAACAGACCCAAACCAATTTGATGAAAAAGATAGCGATAATAGTTAGTTGTATACTAATAGCATCTGGTTGTTCGATGATACAGCCTAAAGCTAAACCTGTTTCAGTAACCACAATAGCTGAAAGACCTCCTATGTATCATCCACCATTGCCTATGGAAGTGCAGATGGATCCTGTTGAGTGGGAAATAATGACACCAGAAAGAATGGAAGAATATTTAACTAATCTTGAAAAAGGCGAAGCCCCCAGGCGAGCGTATTACACTTTATCCAGTAAAGAATACGAACATTTAAGTATGGATATAGCAGATATTACTAGGTATATTAAAGAAATATTAGGTATTGTTAAATTTTACAGAGATTACGATAATGACGAAGAAAAAAAAGATTAATAATTCACCAGATGAGTTTGTTTATAGAGCAACATTAGATAGAATTATAGATGGCGATACTTTTGATTGCGTATTAGATCTAGGTTTTGATGTAAGATTACACAAGCAAAGAGTTAGACTTGCGGGTATAGATACTCCAGAGAGCCGTACTAGAAATCTTTCTGAAAAAGCTTTAGGTCTTAAAGCAAAAGAAAGATTAAAAGAACTTTGTGTAGGTACATTTAAAGTAAAGTCATTAGGTAAAGGTAAGTATGGAAGGATTCTAGGCATACCTTATAATGAAGATGGTGAAGATATTTGTGAAAAACTTATTGAAGAAGGTCATGCAGTGCCTTATTTTGGTGGGGCTAAAACAAAAATTTGGGGGTAATATGAAAATATCGCAAGAAGGAATAGCTTTAATTAAAAAGTTTGAAGGCTGTGAGCTAGAAGCATATAAGTGCCCGGCTGGCGTGTGGACCATTGGGTATGGCCATACTAAAGACGTAAAAGAAGGTGATGTAATTAATAAAGATGAAGCTAATTATCTTTTAGAAGAAGAGATGATTGAATATGAAGGTTACATAAATGATATGGTTGATGTTCCTTTAGAACAAAATCAGTTTGATGCTTTAACGTCTTGGGTTTATAACTTAGGGTCAAGCAATCTAATGTCTTCAACAATGTTAACGCTGTTGAATGAAAGTAAATACAATGAAATACCACAGCAAATTAAAAGATGGAACAAAGCTGGAGGAAAAGTTTTAGATGGTTTAGTAAAAAGAAGAGAAGCAGAAGCTTTACTATTTGAAGGAAAAGAATGGCTTTAACTAAAGTAGTATTTAATCCAGGGATCAATAAAGAATTTACTGACCTTATGGATAAAGGTGGATGGTCTGATGGCAACTTAATTAGATTTAGAAAAGGATTGCCAGAAAAAGTTGGTGGCTGGGAAAAAACAGTTAGTTCATCTTATCAAAGCACAGGTCGTGCGTTAACAGCATGGGTTGCTCTTGATTCTACAAAGTATTTAGGTTTAGGGACTACCACCAAATATTATATTCAAAAGGGTAATGTTCTTTATGATATAACGCCTACAAGAAAAACAAGCACTAACTCTATAACTTTTGCAGCAACAAATGGATCATCAACTATTACTGTAACTGATTCTAGTCATGGAGCAGTAACAAATGACAATGTAACTATTAGCAGTGCTGTCAGTTTAGGAGGATTAGTAACTGCAAATGTTTTAAATCAAGAGTATCAAGTTAGCAGAGTTACAGGCACAAACACTTATGAAATATTAGCTAAAGATACAGATGGCAATGAAGTTACAGCAAATAGTTCTGATAGTGGTAATGGTGGGTCAGCTGTAGATGGCGTTTACCAAATCAATGTAGGCTTAGATGTTTACGTTGAATCAACAGGTTGGGGCGCAGGAACTTGGAGTTCAGGAACTTTTGGATCTTCTACTGAATTAACTGAAGTTGATCAATTAAGGTTGTGGTCGCATGATGCATTTGGTGAAGATTTAATTTTTAATCCAAGATATGGTGGCATATATTATTGGGATGCAAGCAGTGGAGTTTCTAATGCAGCTGTTAACATTACATCTTTATCTGGAGCAAATTTAGCTCCAACCAAAGGCATTCAAACTATCGTTAGTGATGTTGATCGTCATGTTATTGTTTTAGGAGCAGATCCAATATCAGGTAGTTCAAGATCTGGTACGATAGATCCTTTGTTAATAGCTTTCTCTGATCAAGAAAGTATTACTGAATGGGAACCAAATTCTACAAATACAGCTGGATCATTAAGATTATCAGCAGGATCTCAAATTGTTGGTGGATTAAGATCAAGACAAGAAACTCTTATATGGACCGATACTGCTTTATACAGTATGCAATTTGTTGGTGCTCCATTTACTTTCGGAGTAAATCTTATTAATGAAAACGTAGGATTAATATCTCCTAATGGAGCAATCAATGCACCTGATTCAGTTTATTGGATGGCAAGAGATGGATTCTATTCTTACTCTGGTTCTGTTCAAAGATTAACTTGTTCTGTTTTAAATTATGTACTTGATGATTTTAATGAAAGTCAATCATTTAAAGTTGTAGCATTTACCAATAGAGAATTTAATGAAATAGGTTGGTTCTATCCTTCAGCATCATCTTCTGAAAACGACAGATATGTAACTTACAATTATTTAGAACAAGCATGGAGCATTGGAGAACTATCACGTACAGCTTGGTTAGACGATGGAATCTTCCAGAAACCAAGAGCAACAGGTAAAGATAGTTCTGTTAATTATCTTTATACACATGAGAACAGCGATGATGCAGATGGCTTACCAATGGATAATGTCTTTATAGAATCTGGTGATATTGATATTGATGATGGAGAGAAGTTTGGTTTCATAAAGAAAATTATTCCAGATGTTAAATTCTTTGGAACTAATTCTAGTAGTGGCCAAATAAATTTTGTTTTAAAAACAAGAAACTTCCCTGGAGACAACTTAACTACTAACTCTACTAATAATGTAACTAGTAGCACACAACAAAACTATATTAGAGCTAGATCTAGACAAATAGTGTTCAGAGCACAATCAGATGATGATGCAGATACAAGTTTAAGAACTGGTTTTAAATGGAGACTTGGAGCAAACAGATTTGAAATAAGACCTGATGGAAAGAGGTAATGGCAAAGCTTTTAGAAAGTAGATTGCCTTTAGCCTTAAACAGCGTTGATTCAGAAACGTTTAATCGTTTAGTTAGAATATTAGAAATTAATTTAGGACAATTCGATCCTAACTCCACTCCACAGTTTAATGATTCTAAGATTACTACTTTGGCTTTTAACCAAGGTGATGTAATATGGAATACATCTATTGGTGTATTGCAAGTGTATACTGGCAACCGATGGATACAGTTACACACTCCTGTGAATCCACAGGGTTATGAGCTGCAGTCATCAGTGGGTTCTGTTACTGTTAAAATAGCAGGAGACACTACAATAAACCTTGGTTCTAATGAAGAACATTGGAATATAGAAAAATGGTATACATAATAATATAATAAAATTAAGAATGAACAGTTTATCTCAAGGAAATAAAGGAATAAGAGCTTTGGCTAGAGGGTATGACATGGGTGGAGATGTATACATTCCTCGTTTTGGCAATATTGAAAGATTGTTAGCAAACAGACCGGGCTTTGATTACATGAGAGATGTATTGGGTGTAACAATTCCTGATGTAGAAGGTGACGACATACCTGAATCAGATCGTCTTGCTATGGCCTATGGTGGTGAACAAATAGGAGATGGCCGAGGTTCTTTATATCAAACTTTAAACTATGGAAATGTTTCTCCAGGTCAAGAAATATCAATTGACGCAAGAGATGAAACTCCATCTGCCTATAGATTTTATCCAAGCGAAGTATCAAAAATATATTCAGAAGCAAAAGGCGTTCCTTTCTCACCTTTAGTTTCACCTCCTAAAGAAGCTACATATGTAGATGATTTAGGTTCAAGACGTATACAAAGTCAACTTTATGCTAAAAATGGAACTTTTGTTAATACTGGTGGTGATGCAGGTGATGTTATAAAAGATGTTATTCATGCGAAATATTATGGAATGCCTACTGCACCTATTAGAATGGGTATTAATGCACTAGATAGAATGTCTGGAGGGACTGGAATGATAGGAAGGGGCATAAGTTCACTTGCTAGTGGAATGAGACGTGTAGATGATTTTACTAGAGGTTTATTAGATGTAGATACTTACAAAAGAAAAAGAAAAGCACCTGCTGTACCTGTTGCTGCTACTCCTGCTGTAAGCGGAGGAGATGCAGGAGGAACTGAAGAAACTGAGGATGACGCACCACGCAGAATGGAACTTCCTCGTTTTACTCAAGATAGACAAGCCATCTTTGATGAAAATGTGGGACGCATGCAAGAAATAGCCTCAAGAAAATACATGGCTGAAGGTGGGGAAGCTTTTCCAGAAAGAGATGAATTAGTTACTGGTCCTGGTGGCGAAAGAGGAGACAAGATACCAGCTATGTTAAGCGATGGTGAATTTGTTTTTAATTCAGCTGCAGTCAGAGGAATGGGCATAATGGCTGGTGCAAGCCCAGAAGACGAATACGAGCAAAGATTAATGGGTGCTCGCCAGATGTATAATTTTCAAAAACAAGCCGAAGAAATGGCTAAAATGTATAAGTAATGGGAATATTGAGCAGTAAAACAAAAGAAGGTCCACCAGCAGACGTTATAACTACGCCTCAAACTGGTTATTCTTTTGTATCTCCATACATGGAGGACTACTCTAGAAGACTATTAGCGTCTTACTTTGGATCTCCGGGAGAATATCAAGGATTAATATCTCAACCTAAAGATATACCTATAGAACAAACAGCAGGACTAACGCCATTACAAATACAAGCTCGTCAAGAGGCTGCTGGTTTAGGAGATTATCAAGCAAGTTTAGATAGAGCATCTGGCCTTTTTGGTAAACAAGAACAAAATTTAGATACTGCTATGGGTTACTTACCACAGGCTCAAGCTGGTATTCAAGAAGGCATGGGCTTTCAGAGAGAAGGATCTCAATTAGCTAGAGGAGCTGGAAGGTTCTCAGACGCAGCAGAAAGAATGATAGGCACAGGTGCAGATACTGTAGCTGGCGGTATAGGTGCATTACAAAGAGCAGAACAAAGTGCTTTAGGATCTACGCAAATGTTTGATCCAATGTCTGCATCTAGATTTATGGATCCTTATGAAGATCAAGTAGTTCAACAAACTTTAGAAGATATTAACAGAGCATCAGCACAACAAGACATAGGACTACGTGATAGAGCTATTAGTCAAGGTGCTTTTGGTGGATCAAGAGGACGTATATCGCAAGAGGAATTAGCAAGACAAACAGGTAGAGGTGCAGCTGAAGCTATTGGTGCTTTAAGAAGTCAAGGTTTTGGTCAATCATTAGGATCTGCACAACAAGCATTTGAATCACAACAAGGCAGACAAGCTGGTTTGGGTTCAATGCAAGCAGGATTAGGTGGACAACAGGCAGCCATAGGTGCACAACAAGCAGCATTAGGTAGTCAAATGGCTGGTTTAGGATCACAACAAGTAGCTAGAGGCCAAGCATTAGGTGGCTTTGGATCTAACATTGCAGCCGGTGGCCAAGCTTTAGGTGGACTAGGATCTATGCAAGCTGGGTTAGGACAACAATATGGCCAGATTGGTCAAGGCATTGCTGGATTGGGACAACAAGGACAAAGTCAGTTAGGCGCACAAATAGGTATGTTGAATCAATTAGGCCAACAAGGTCAGGCTACTCAACAAGCAGCACTATCAAGACAATTTACTGGAGCACAACAACTTGCTGGAGAGCCAATGCAAAGACTTATGCAAGGTCAACAGTTACTGGCTGGATCACCAATGGGTGGAATATCTGGTGGAACTGGTACGAGTGCTTATCAACGTGGTTCTTATCAAGAGCCAAGCAGTTTCTCTAAAGCATTAGGTGCCGCAGGAACTATAGCTACTATAGTTGGTATGTCTGACTTAGAGTTAAAAACTAACATTAAAAAAGTCGGTGAACTAGAGCCAGGTATCAATTGGTACACATGGGATTGGAACGAAAAAGGTAAAGCACTGGGTGCTGAAAGCGAACCAGCTGAGGGCGTACTAGCTCAAGAAGTTCTAGAAGTTAAACCAGATGCAGTAATAGTTAAAGATGGCTATTACGCTGTAGATTACAGCAAGGTAATGTAATGAGTATTACGTCAGGACTTGCCCCAATAAGATACGCTAATGGTGACTTGGTTGAAGAACCAGGTATGTTTGATAACTTTTTACAAGGTGTTAAAAAATATAGTGCTCTATCTAGTCCTTTTAATTTAGCAGTTTCATATGCTAGAGATCCTGAAAGAACTAAACAAACAATGAAAGATGCACATGATTTTGGAAAAGATTACATCTTTGATTACACTGATCCTTATGAGTGGGCAACATTACCTTTGTATGCTGCTGGTCCATTTGGAGCTGCTGCAAATAGAGGAATTAAGGCTGCAAGAATTGCGAACAAAGCATCTAAAGGATATAAACCAAGTGGAATAGAAAAAATACTTGGCAGTAAATCGTTTGCATGGGGAGTTCCTACAACAGCAATTGTAGGTCCACTCGCTGCTGATGAAGAGTTTAGAGATGATGTTGGAACTATTGCTAGAAGTGTTTTAGGTAATGATGCATTAGATGACGCAGAAGAAGATCTTCAAGTTGCAAACGAAAATGAACAAGAAGACCAAGAAGACCAAGAAGAAGAAAACAAATGGTCAGTGATTGGAAAAGCATTAAGTGATCTTGGAGCATTAGGAGAAACTGGGGAAATGAGTCCTGGGTATATGATTGAAGGAACATCAATTAACACTCCAGAGATTAGAAGATATGAAAGTGGTGGTATAGCTAACATAATTCCAATAGGCATGTCAGAAGGTGGCGGTATAGATTTTGCAAAACTAGGATCTGCGTTAAGCGGTATGGGGGGTGATGATGCTCCTAAGATGACTCAAGGATTTTCAATAAGTTCTGCTAAAGTAAATACTCCTGAAATTAAACAAGGCAATCCTGAAGCTTTACGTGATGCTAATAAAGACTTTGATGAATTTAAAACAGATGTAGAAAGTAACTACGTTAACTTTGCTAATGGTGGTATAGCTACTATGGAACCAATGATGATGGCTGCTGGTGGCATAGCTAAGTTCGGGCGTGGAAAAGAGGTGATTAAAAAAGGTACGGAATGGGTTAGAAAGAGAATATCTAAAACTGAAAGAGCTAAAGCTGACGCAAAAAAAGCTAGAGCTAAAGCAAAAGAAGCTGAGACTAAAGCAAAGAAAGCTGAAAGCAAAGCAAAAAAAGCTAAAGCTAAAGAAAAGAAAGCTGAACCTAAAGTGAAAAAAGGTCCAGGGCGACCTAAAGGTTCAAAGAATAAACCTAAAGACGTTGATTCATTTATACCACCAGGTATTGCTATGTTTGGTAGAAAAGCAACAGACCTTGTAAAACAGATTCCTACTCCAAAAAGACAAGCAGGTAGAGCATTGTTTTATGGAGCACCTGCAATTACTGGGGCAGTTTATGGCGGCAAAGCTTTATTTGGTGATGATGAAAAGAAACCACCAGGCACAGGATCAGGTGCAGCAACCATTCCTGAAATTGAAGAATCAGATGCAATGAAAGATATTCTTTATCAAAACAGTTTAGAAAGAGCAACAGCAGCTGGCAGAACAGAGCCTTCATTTATGGACTATCTTGCATCTTTTCCCGGAAGCTATACTGAAAAGGTTGGTAAGGATCCTGAGTTTGCAAAACAAATGATGGCAGGATTTATGGCCATGATGAAGCCAACAGAAGGATTTGTGCCTAGAAATTCATTAGTTGATTTTGGTGAAGCAGCTATGGCAGAAGGAATCAGACAACAAGATGCTATACCTGATCAGTTACAATTAATAGAAAGATTAAAAGACGATCCAGATTTACTAAAAGCTTTTAGATTAATAAATCAAGATGCACCAGATCCTTTAACTGATCAAACACGTATAGGTGCTCTTAAAGAAATATTGTTAACAAGTCTTTATGGAGAAGGTAACTACGATGATGACTCTAGAATTATGGATACAACAACTAACCAGACATTAACTGATACTCAGCTTTTACAACTTTATAAAGATGCCGGTGGCGACTACAATTTAATCTTACCTCGACTAGCAGCTGTAGCATAATAAAAATGCCTTTAGTTAGTTTACCAAATGGACAAAAAGTCTTTGTTGATAGCAATGATCCAGAGGAAATAGAACGAGTCAGTAAAAATTTTATTAAAAAATCAAAAGGTTCTGATTCTCTTGTAGGTGACATAGGCCGAGGCATAGTTGCTGGTGCTGTATCCATACCTCAAGGACTCGTTACCATACCAACTACAGGTATAGATCTTTTATTTGATACAGATGTAACAGACGATGTTAATGACTTCTTTGATGCTATTAAACCAGACGTAGGGGGCACAGCTGGACAGACAGCACAATTAATTACTCAATTTGGCATACCAGGTTTAGGTGCTGTTAGTGCTTTATCAAAAATGACTAAGCTAAAACAATTAGGAAGTTTGGCTGCAATGGATGCAGCAGTAGCTACTGATGATGTAGATACAATTATAGATATGATGTTTGATAAAGAAAGCGATGAAGAAAGATTAAAAACTTTACAGGGAAGAGATGCTGCTCTAGCAAGACTAACAGAAAGACTACAAGTATTTGGAGAGACAGCAGCAATTATGTATACAGTTCCTGCAGCTGTGTCAGGTGCTGTCAAAGGTGTGGGTGCTGGTCTAGATTTAGCTGCTCCTTACATGTCAGCATTAGCTAAAGCAACTGTAGGAGACGGATCTCAAGGCGTGGCTATGGCTGCTAAAGCAGATAAAAGCAGTTGGGATTACATAAAAAAATTCTTCCAATATGGTGGCAAATACGAACAAACAAAAGCTAATAACAAACTTATAGCAGATATTATACAAGCCAAGATGCTATACACATCTAATCTTGTTAATCCGATTAATGATTCAATGAGAAATATTAGGAATACTTTAGAGTCAGCAGCATCTACTGGTGGTAAATTAAATGATGACGATGCTTTAAAACTCACTAAAGCTATAGCTACTTATCGTGCTCCATTACTTGCAGTAGAAAGAGATTTTCCTGATCTTGTAGGTCCAGCGAAGAAAACTAAGATGAAGCAATATCAAAACGATGCTATGAAAACTGTCAAAAGTTTTGAAGGATCTGGTAAAAAAATTGATTATGAAGCATTGGGTATAATGTCAAGAGATAAAAAAACAGGTAAGTTAATAGGGGAAGATAATAAAATATCTAAAATCTTGAAAAGAAATCAAGGAGCATTTAAACAAGAACAACAATTGATTTATGATTTTAGTGAACAAAATGCAAGTGGAACAATTTCTAGATTATTTATACCAAAACAATTAAGAGAAACCATTGGTGAGAACATTGGATTATATGGAACGACTACCTACAGAGCCATGATAGATTCTAATTATGTAGTTCCAAAAGATTTTAAAAAAGCAGCCATCAAAGAAATTCGAGAAAAAATACCAGGTCTTGAATCTAAAAATGCTGCTGAAAGTGCTTTTTCTAAGTTAGTTAATCCTGGCAACTCTAAAGGAACTCAAACTCCAGAGATGTTTATGGAAGGTATAAATTTTAGTTCATTAAAAGGAAAGACATTAAAAGATTTACCAGCAGTAAGAAAGGCTATGGGAGAAGTTACTGCACTTGATTATTCTAAGTCTAGTGATTGGAAAAAAGCATTACTAGACGAATCTGTTGCTGCCTCAGAAACTATGTCTAAGCTTGGAGCTTTAGCTGGAAAATCAAAAGCTTTTGAAGAAATAAGATTTTTAAACGACACAGCTGAAGCAACTGGTAGAACAACATTTTTAAAAACAGCTGAAGAATTATTTCCAAATGGCAAGATAACAGACCCTGCCCCTTACATTGATGGAGTTCAATATTTTAAATTTGGAGAAGATGCAGGACATTTAAACAATACTTTTGCACCAGAAGTTTTTCATGAAGCTTTAAATGAAACTGCAAGTCAATGGTTAAAAAATGTTCCTCCTCCATTACAAAAAACATATCAAGGACTTCTAGGTTTAAAAGCCATTTCTCAATATGGTAAAACCATTCTTGGTCCCACTGCTCAAATAAGAAACAATACCAGTGTTCCTTTTATGGCTATGATGAATGGTAACTTGGGACCGAGTGGTAACTTTGCAAAGAATTTTAAGTTAGCTTTTGCTGGAATATTTGATCCTAAAGGCAAAGCAAAACTTGCTGATCAAATAAAAGAAGCATCTGAATATAATCTGATGGTTGGTAGAGGAACTCAACTACAAGAAATAGCTGACGTTGCTGCTTTTTCAACTAATAACATGGAAATTCTAGGAAGATTAAAAGCAAGACCAATAGGTGAAATCATGACCAGGTTAAAAGAAGGACCGCTTGGTATTGCAGAAAGAGCGTACACAGGATCAGATAACGCTGCTAGGTTAATTAACTGGAGTGGAGAACAATCAAAACTTTCTAAGGTTATAGTTAATTCTACAGATGACACAGTGCTTCCAATAACTGCTGGTAAGAACATGTCCGATCCTCAAATTCAAAGTCTTATAAAATTAAATGATAAAGGCCAACCTGTTATTAATGTGGGTGAATTAAAGGCTGCTGGAGATACTGTTGTAGATAAGTTTATTAAAGGTGAAGCTGCTGACATAGCATTGAACGTAACACCTACCTACTCAAGAGTTCCAGAGATAGTAAAAGAATTAAAATACTTACCAGTCATAGGTAACTTTACAGCTTTCCCTGCTGAAATAATAAGAAATACAGTTAACACTATGTCTAGAGGCATAAAAGAACTTGCGAGCAATAGTGTTGAGTTGCAAAAAGTAGGTGCCAGAAGAATAGCTGGTGGTATGACAGTAACTGTTGGCATACCTACTGGTCTAACAGCTACAGCAGTAGCTTTAACTGGAGCTGAAGAAGAAAAAATAGATGCTTATAAAAGATCCTTTGCTGCTCCTTGGGAAAAAACAGCTACATTAATTCCTACAGGAACTGATAAAGCAGGTAACATCACAGGCTTCTATAACTTTAGTTACACCAATCCATATGATTTCTTACAAAGGCCTGTTAAAGCTATATTTAATGCTGTTGCTGAAGGAGAAAAAAACGAAGAAAATTTAATGAGAATATTAACTGATTCATCCTTCGGAATGGTTGGTGAAATGATTGATCCTTTTGTTTCTCCGAGTTTAGGAGCAGCATCTATAGCAGAAGCATATGAAGGCAAAACAGCAACAGGTAAACTTATTTACAATGAATCAGATTCACCTGGAGAAAAAGTAATGAAGGGAATGCTTCATTCATTTAATGCTGTTTCTCCAACTGCAACTCCTATTAGATTTGAAACTGACGCAGATGGTGTGCAAGTTGTACCAAAAGATTTTATTACTGCAGCAGCATCATTAGCAACTGGAACAAAAGGTGTAATTTCACCAAGAGGTAAACCAATTGATGTTGCAGAAACAATGGTATCTGCTTTTTCTGGAATTAAAGTAATTAAACCTCAACTTGACAGATCGCTTTACTACAAAGCAGCTGAAGCTAAACGAGCTATCAGAGAAACAACCAATGAATACAACCGGCTTTTAAGATCTAGTAACAAAAGAGATGCAGATGAATTTATTCAAGGTTATATAAATTCAAATGAGTCTAGGTACAATTCTTTACGAACACTTTATACAGCTATTGAAGATGCAAGAAAGCTTGGTTTAAAAACTTATGAAATAGACAAACAATTAAAAATAGCAAAAGTTGCCAATAGAGACATGGTGATGGCAGGACTATTTAATCCGATAGAAATCAGTGATGAAATGATGAATTTTGCTTTACTAGGTACAGAAAGAAAAGCTGCTCAACCACTACCTATAGGTAAATTAGGAACAACTAGAGCAAACTTAATTGCACAAAGTTTGCAAGGACAATTTATAGATCCTAGTGTAAAATCTACAAGTCCTTCAAGAACAAGAGCAGCAGATGTTTTAAGAGAGGAGGAACTGAATAAAATTCTTACAGGAAAACCTTAAACTTGGAAATAGATTTACCATTAGAAGTCTTCTACTCAAAGAATAAGAAGTTCATTCTCAACTTAAACAACTATCGCAACGCTCACTACCGGGTGTTATCCACAGCTAAAAGAGTTTATTCAGATAACCTTGTGCCTAGACTAGAAGGCTTTGATAGCTTTTCTGAGCCAGTAGTTTTAACTTACACTTACTACGCTAGAAGTAAAAGAAGATTGGATGTTAGTAATCCTTGTTCAATCATAGATAAGTTTGCGTGTGATGCTTTGGTAAAAGCTAATATTCTAGAGGATGACAGCTTCGATCAGATAAAAGAAGTGGTGTATAAGTTCGGTGGTGTGGACAAAGACAATCCAAGGTGCGAGCTAGTAATAACTAAAATGGAACCCCTGTCTGAACCCAAGGCTTGATTTCAACTATTGTTCCTTTTAAACACCTCTTAATCCAATCAGCTTTTTCTAATACATCCATAGGGAACCCAGAGTTAACCACCTGAATCAACTCTTCACTAGAGTAGAAGTTAGTATCTTCAGAACTTTTGTCAGCTGGAACGTTAACAAATCTAAAGTCATCTTTCTCATACACAACTATGTCCTCATCTTTCTCTATAAGTGTGGCCGGTATTAATTCTGGAATATAGTTATGACGCTTACATCCTTTAGTCTGACGATCAGTGCTAATCTTTTGATTGTGTTGAACGCAATGCCAATGAGCGTCTCCCTTATCTATATCTACTTTTGCAAACCGACATGAACGACAGTGCATTTTGCCAGGCAAAGCTCTGCCTAAGTAAGAAGCTTGTTGCCCTGAAGTCATGTAACTGCGAATGCGATAGTCAGTCTCAGGTATGTAATTTTCTGGTGGTGACTCAGACAATAGAACGTTTTTAGCTTTCTCAATTAAAGAATCAAATAGATCTTTATCAAACTCTACGATCTCAGTATATAAGTCTGAGTTATTTTTATTATAAACAATAGCTATAGCATGTTTGAACTTAAAGAATCCCATGTATAAATGCAATTGAGCAGCGTATTCATCGGACCATTCACAGTAGCTACCTAGTTTATTTAGGTTGTTAAAGCGATTGTCGTTAGCTGTCTTGAACTCTAGTAGATATGGGTTGTCTTGATCCAAACCCGGAAGATTATTCGCTACACCATCTATATGGCCTTTAACGTGCCCTCCTAGAGCTTTTGTTTCAAACTGCTTCCCATCCTTGTCTACATCATAAATCGTTGCACCAGGTATCTTTCTGAGCTTCCTAATGAGATCATCTTCCACTACGTTACCTAGATCTAACAAACGCAATACTCTAGGCTCCCAATCATCTGGCATCAACCAACGATAACGCATCCATACTAAACGTTGATTAGGATTACCAATACCACTGATACCTAAGTAAAACCTTTGATGTTTTTTTTCATCTAATTCAACCTGGTCTAATAGATCATGAACGATTGTCATAGCTTTATTCTCTCATTATTTTTATTTCTAATACCAATGACGTTCTCATACTGACCTTGCTTTTGCACAACTATCTCAGCTATAGAGTCAAAGGCTCCATTATTTATCAACTCAGCAGCCATCCATGCTTGCTTCGGAGATCCCCATTCGTTAGTAATCTTCTTCCATTTACGCACAGCCATGTGGTGTGCAGTGGGATGTCCAAACATAAGAGGCATCTTCTTAGGAAAGAACTCATTGCCTACTGTAAAAATTACCTGACAGTATTCACTTCCACTTTTTGATTTAGTTACTTTAGCAAATATGTCTGTTACAGGTTTAAAGACTGGCTTGGATTTAGCTCTTTCGTCTGAAAGCACAGCTTGTTTTTCTGCTTTGGTCCTTCTTGCTACCTCTCTTTCTTTCTTAGTCCATAAAGATTTAACTTGTTTTGCCTCAAAGACTTGTCCACATTCAACACATGCTTTAGCTGATGGTGAGTTGATTGCATTACAAGATGCACAAATCTTAGGACGATACCTACCTTCAGACTCTCCAGGCGATACTTCATCTAAACATCCATGTCTAGCAACGTTCTCTCCATAATCTAGAAGCAAGCAGTTTGTTTTGTCTTCGTGTATTCTCATGCCTCTGCCACACATCTGGACATACAGTCCTACGCTTTGTGTTGGTCTAAGTAATGCTATGCAATCTGTTCTAGGAGCATCCCATCCTTCTGTAAGTACACCAACATTACAAAGAGCGTGAATCTTGCCAGCTTCAAAGTCAGCAAGCGTTTGATTACGTTCTTTAATAGGTGTCTCTCCGGTTATAACAGCAGCACTAATACCATACTGTTTCAAATATTGTGTCATCTTTTCAGCGTGTAAGACTGATACACAAAAGAATACAGTAGCAGTTCTGCCTTTAGTGTAAGCGTTATCAATCCAATCACTTACCACTTCTACTATGGTTTCATCCACCATAGCTACTTCTTCTAGTTCTTTCTCCCTAAAGTCTCCATTTTTAAACTTAACACTAACAGCTCCAGCATCAATAATAGCTCTATCATTTACAGCATAGGCCGAGAGCCTACATAAATAGCCCTCTCTGATTAATTCTGGTATAGATACACTGTAGGCTAGACCTTTAAAGAAATGGTCCTTACGCTTGCCGTATATGTATCCTTGACCCATTCTGTAGGGTGTTGCAGTGCAACCCATAACCTTCATGTCTCCACGATCAGATAACTCAGTGATAATCTTTTGATACCTGGTGTGTGATGTAGGCGGTACGTTGTGTGCTTCATCTATAATCATGTAGTCAAACTTTCCAACCTTGGCTAGTCTTTTGGGTGAAGCCAATGTATCTCTGCTGGCTATTAGTATCTGTGCATCATGCTCAAAGCGTTTCATTCCTGCTGCTAATACTCCAACTGGAGCATCAGGCCATACAGATTTAAGTTTCTTTTCTGCTTGGTCTACTAATTCTTTTCTGTGTGCTAAGACAATAAACCTAGCTCTAGGGTCTTTAGCCAACACTTCTTTAATAAAGTGAGAGAAGATAATCGTCTTCCCAGCTGCAGTAGGTAATGCAATTAAAGCATGTTCGTTAGATGGTTTGGTTTCAAACCAATGGTGTAGGGAATCTATTGCATCCCTTTGGTAGTATCTTAGTTTCATTAGTGAACTGAACCATTTTGAGATTCATTGAAGTCAAAGAAAGCTTGCATAAGATCCTGGTCAATCTCATTATTCTCTAGTTTTTCTAGAAGCACTCCAGATATAAGGCCCATAGCATCAAATGTATTATCTGAGTGTCTTAATATTAACTCTATAGTGAATTGTAAAAGCGTAACGACTGTCGTCTCAGAATCCAAATCAAGCTTGCTCCATTTATCAATGCAATTAGTTAGATCTTGCATCACCAGGTCTGATGTCCTCTTGTCTAATACTTTTATTAAATCTTCATCCATGTTTTTCCTTGTGTATTATTAACACATTATCATATACGTTATAATAATGAAGGCGAGGAGCAGTTGAAGCATTACTCAGGTCATTGAGAGCATCAACCACTCGCTCGGTTATCTCATCACAGAGTCCCTCTCTCCTAACAAAGTGACCTGTTAATGTAACTCTGCGATGAAATTCTTTTACTTGTCCCAATCAAACCCATCGTCATCGTCATCAGTAGATGCGACAGCTTCGACAGGTGTTTCTGGGGCAGGTGCTGATTGTTGAGGTGCTGGTTTTGATTCAGCTTTAGGATTGAACTTGGCGATAACGTTTTTGTCATCCCATTTAGTTCCATCGCCTTTATCTTGACCAACCTCTATCTTTAGAGTGGCATCAAAAGGAACGTTCATCATGCTCTCAAGAGCTTCAAGGTTGAAGTTTTCAACGTCAGGATTTAAGCCCATAGCTTTTCTCCAATTACGAATCTTTCCTTTAGATACATTCAGGCCATTACCTTCTAGCATAAAGTTTTCCCAAACTTTTCTGCCAGCGTATTGAGGACCAACAACTTCAAAAGTTATATTGATCATCCTATGGTTGTTGGCTTTGCTTTTCCTAGCTTCCCAGGTTTGTCCAACTAATTCGTAATCTCCAGCTGGCATAGGTCCTATTGAACTCGTATCAAGTTCTTCAACATCAGTTAAATTAATTTCAAAATCACTCATTTTTTTACTCCTGTTTTAGATTTTAATGATTCTTTCAAAGCAGTCATGAAGGCACTCCACTCTAGTTCTAAAGGGGCACTCCCCAAATCAACTCTAGACTTAGCGTCAAACGAAGCTGCATACTTATGAAACAACTTTCGCTTGCCATAAGACACGCCTCTAGTAGTTTCTTTAAAGCCCTGTCCACTTGTACGAGTTGTTACCTCGTAGTTCGCAAACAGATTAAAATCTACCCATTCTTTTATCATTGCTGATACTTTCTTGTGTAGATTCAATTCCCAACGATCATAAGGTTCTCTCTCAGGATCGTTAAAAGTTCTTATGGATACATGTGATAGTAAGACGATGTTCATCTTCTTCTTCTTTCCCAGATCATCAAACATAGCTAGTAATGAACGATATAGTTCTGATGCTTCTGTGTATCCTTTACCAAAACCTAGAGCTTCAATTGATTTGACTGAATGATTCTGGCACACCTTCTGATGTATCAGTTTCTCAGCCCAATCAGTCGTATCAAAGACTAGGGTCTTGTAATCGTGTTCTTCATGCAACAATGTAGAAATTTGTTTTAATACATCATCATAAGCCTGGCACAAAGGAAAAGATGGCACGTCAATAAAGTTTGTTCCATCTTCTGTCTTAATAAATATTGGTCTAGGTGCTTGTGAAGCAAAGGTGCTTTTACCAATGCCATTAGTTCCAGACACATTGATTTTTAGCGTAGGCACTTTGATTCCTCTCTCTACTGTTTCTAATAAACTCATTTATCTATCCTCCTAAGTAAACTTCTAATTTTTTTCTTTTCTAAATGATCAATATCAAAATCATAAGCGGAAAATTCATAACCTCTCGGTGTGGTTTTATATGACTTAGGTATGTCACCTGTTTTAATTGCGTAGGCAGCTACCAATAAATACCAAATTAAAGATTGGTCATCTTCATGTAGCTGTTCTAATATTTTTCTTGCGGATGGTCTTGGGATTGTACTCATTTCTTATCTCCCTTCAATGGATCTATGAATTGTATGTAAGGCCTTTCATTAATCTTGGTTTGCAATCCCTCTTGTATCTTGTCGTATACATCTTGATTCTCTTCTGCAATCTTTTTTGATTTAACTGTATCTTCTACGTATTGAATCTTAAAAGGGAACATACTCTTAGGTAGTTCTTTCTTTACCTTACAAAGAAAGTCTTGATCCCAGGATCTTGTAACTCTGTATTGCACTCTAATATCTAATGGAATCACATTGTCCAAAGGGACCCTGGTAGATCCACCAGTATTAGAAAGTTTCTTGATATGCTTTTGTATCTCAGGACGAGAAGCAATTTCGTTATCCAGCTCTGCACTGGCTTTTTTTAAATCAGCTTGCATTGTTAAATTCTTTTTCTTTTCTTTTAACAAATCTGCAAGGCAGAGAATACTAAGATTTTTCTTTTTCATTATCAGTCTCCAAACTTTTAATACCTTTATATTAATGATATTAAATTTGTTGTCAAGAGAATACTTTACAATTTGTCAGTAAAGAATTATTATAAAGAAGCTTTGTGGAAAGCACGACACGTTTCAAAAATACTTTGCCACCCTAGACAAAGTATCCACATAAACTTGAAGCGTGTCACTTTATTAAAACAGGAGAGACATGAATTTAAAAGATTATATAGAAAAGAGGGGTGAAGAACCTTTAGCTAAAGAGCTAGGTGTATCTGTTGATACAATCAAGTCTTGGAGGTATGGCAATAGGCAACCCTCTGTAAATCAGGCAAAGAAACTTATTAAGTTAACCGGGCATGCTTTGGATTGGGAAGGCATCTATGGATCTATAGAGGGGTAGTATGTCTCTCGATTTACAATTCAATCTTGTTGGAGACGAGATCGATGATAGGTCACGAAAAGATATGTTGGCTTCATATTATGAAAACAACTTTCATCTAATACCTTGTGGCTCACGAGACGATGTAATCCCAGATTACTTTAAAGCAAGACATCCCAACGAAGAAGAAGATGTTTTAATAAAGCGATGGTCCAAGACACCAAGAGTCAAATGGTCTGACTACATTACAAATCAACCTAGCAAAAACGATATAGGGAATTGGTATAAACAATTTCCTAAATGCAATTGGGCAGTGGTAACAGGCATTACCTTTGTTGTATTAGATGCAGACTCACAAGAAGCTTGTGACTTTGTAGAATCTGGAAAGATCACAAGGACTACACTCAAACAAAAGACTCCTCGTGGTGGCTATCATTACTTCTACGCAATCAATCCAAATCTTACGATACGAAATACAACAGGACGATTAGATATTAGAGGAGAGGGTGGCTATGTCATGGTCAGTCCTTCTAATAAGTATATGTTTGAAACAGTTGATAACATGATTATAGATTCAATAGACGATCTTCCAATTCTTAACAGTCAAGACATGAATGTTATCTATGACTTTAATAATGATGGAAAGATTATTTTAGATAGCAAGACACCTTTATCCCTAGATGGTGTGCAATCTGGAATGCGTAATGACACGCTTGCAAGATTGGTAGGCAAGTGGATCTTGGAAGGCTGGGGAATGCGTGAAGTTCTTATCAAAGCATTAGATTGGAATCAAACCAACAACCCACCTATGAGTGTGCAAGAGGTATTGCATACAACCAATAGTATTTGCACAGGCCATTTAAAAAGAAACCAGGATCATACTGATGTAGGCATACTTAAATGGAACACAAGTCAATGGCAAATACCTTTATCAGATGAACTTAAAGAGATCATGGATCAAGAAGATCCTATTGATCAGCAAAAGAAAAAAACAACAGTTGAAAGAGATCCATTAGGTTTGAAACCTTTTAATGATCCTTTCTGGGATACGATGGACTCAAGTCGCATCGAACAGTTTTGGGGAGATGCATTTATATTTGAACAATCAAGAGTCTTATTGTTAGGTAAGCCAAAGATAGGTAAGTCTCATTGGTTAGGGGCATTTGCTGCATCTGCCACGACAGGCACAGAGTTTATGGGAACACAATTCTCTAGACCTCTTAAAGTCATGTGGCTACAGGCAGAGATTATTCATGAGTTCTTAAAGAAGAGAATAGAAATGTATTACAAACCTTTTCATCATGACCCAGAACTATATAACTTGGGCAAGTCAAACCTGATAGCATCAGGCAGACTTAGAAAAAACATTATGAGGGACAGTGATATGGATGCTATAGCAGAAAGTATTGAGTATCATAAGCCTGACCTATTAATGATTGATCCTATTATTAACTTCTTTAGTGGTGAAGAAAACTCTAACTCAGAGATTCATGAGATGTTATCTAGGATAGATAAGTTAATAGATTTATTCAAAGTAGCAGTCATCATTGCTCATCACACAGGTAAAGAAAGGGCAGACGATCTGTCGTTCATGTCAGCTCGTGGTGGTAGTGCCTTTGCTGGTTGGATGGATTCAGGTATCAAGCTGTCAGGTACAAAGCCTAACGTTTCATTGTTCTACGAAGCAAGAAATGCAAGAGAACCTGATCAACATCTAGCTTACTTTGACTTTGAACGTGGCTTCTTCAGGATTGTGGATGCACAAGACAGTCCTGATGAAGTAGAGATAGCTAGAGTCATAGCTGGAGCAATGAGTTCGTATAAGTTCTATACAAGGCAAGACCTAGAGCTACTGGCTAGAACTGCATTGAAAGAGAAAGACTTAGCTTCAGGAGAAAGAGCAGCAAGATATGGTGTATCACATGTTCAAAAGTATCTTGGAGATAAGGTAAAAACACATAGCGTACCAGGCAAGAACACTTGGTATTACTTAGAAGATAATCAAATGGAGAAACCTTGGGGTAAAAATGACTCTTCCAAATAAAAAATACAACATTATCTATGCTGATCCGCCTTGGACTTATAAAGTTTGGTCAGGCAAGGGTAAAGAAAAAAAATCTGCTGAAAATCATTATGACTGTATGGATATAGAAGATATATATAATTTACCAGTACAAGATATTGCAGATGATAATTGTGTTCTTTTATTGTGGGTTACATATCCTTTATTAAAAGAAGGGTTGGAAACAATAGAAGAATGGGGATTTACTTACAAGACTTGTGGATTTAGTTGGGTAAAAAGAAACAAGAAAGCTAACAGTTGGTTTTGGGGATTAGGACATTGGACCAGAGCGAATAATGAGATATGTTTATTGGCAACTAAAGGTAAACCCAAAAGGGTATCAAAATCAGTACATCAAATAGTTGACGATAGAATAAGAAAACACTCACAAAAACCAGATGTAGTAAGAGATAAAATTGTAGAACTGGTTGGAGACCTACCACGCATAGAACTGTTCGCAAGAGAAACAGTAGATGGTTGGGATAGTTGGGGTAATGAAGTTGATTAAATTACCTAATAAGAAGTACAGTATTATTTATGCTGATCCACCTTGGAAGTACAAGGAGAGTTGGGGAAATGGTAGCAATGAACACACCTATCCCACCATGACCAATAAAGATATAAAAAATATGCCTGTAGCAGACATAGCAGAAGATAAAGCACATCTATATTTATGGGTTACTAATCCGTTTATTAAAGAAGGTTTAGAAGTCTGCGAGTCATGGGGGTTTGAATATAAAACCCTATTGACATGGATAAAGACCTACAAAGACGGAACACCTGAAATGGGTATGGGTTATTACTTTAGAGGTTGCACCGAACATATTATTTTTGGTGTAAAAGGAAAAATGAAGTGTACTAATAAAACAACCAAAAATATGTTTATGGAAGTCAACCCAAGGTTGCATAGCCAAAAACCAAGTAGCACAAGAGATTTAATTGTAAACTCAAGCGGTGATCTTCCACGCATAGAACTATTCGCTAGGCAGAGAGCAGAAGGCTGGGATAGTTGGGGTAACGAAGTATGAGTAACAACATAGACATTCAACTACCAAACAAAAAATATAACACAATAGTTCTTGATCCGCCTTGGGATATATCAATGACAGGTTTGGTTAAAACAAGAAAAAACAGAAAAACAAAATTAGATTATCCAACAATGACTATTGAAGAAATAAAGGCATTACCAATAGGAGATATAGCAAATTTAGGTTGTCATGTTTACACTTGGACTACTAATAAAATGCTTCCACATACCTTTGATGTATTAAAGTCTTGGGATGTTAATTATCATTTAACTATGGTTTGGAATAAACCAAATGGCATGATGCCTTGTTTTGGATATAAGTTTGCTACAGAATTTTGCTTATTAGGCTTTTACAAAAAACCAATGCAGAAGTTTAAAAGTATGGCAAAACTTAATCATATAATTTGCCCTAGTCAAAAACCACACTCAACAAAACCACAAGAATTTTTTGATTTGGTAGAAGATATGTCGCCTGATAATTATTTAGAAATGTTTGCTAGAAATGAAAGAGATGGTTGGGATGTATGGGGTAATGAGGTTAGTGATGATTAAGATATTACATGGTAGTTGTTTAGACAGACTTAAAGATCTAGAAGATCAATCTATTAATACTTGTATTACCTCTCCGCCTTATTGGGGGTTGAGAGACTATGGCGAAGGCAAACAGTTAGGTTTAGAAGAAACACCTGAAGAATTTGTTAATAACTTAGTTGAAGTGTTTAGAGAAGTAAAACGAGTGTTGCGAGATGATGGCACAGTTTGGTTAAATCTTGGTGATAGTTACGGACAACAAAAAGGCAAAGGATTTAACGCAAATTCAAAAGAAGGTTACGTTGTAAGCAGAAGAAAAGAACTTCAAGAAAGACAAGGAAATATTGAAGTAAAAACAAATTTACCACCTAAAAATTTAGTTGGAATACCTTGGCGAGTAGCGTTTGCCTTACAAGCTGATGGTTGGTATTTAAGACAGGATATTATTTGGCACAAGCCTAATCCCATGCCAGAAAGTGTTAAAGATAGATGCACAAAAGCACATGAATATATATTTTTATTGAGTAAGAGTCGTAAATATTATTGCGATATGGAATCTATTAGAGAGCCAATAAAAGAATCTAATAAAGGATTTATTATGGCTAGGGCAAGAACCGCACAAGGAGCTTTAGGCGGGAAAAATAAACATAATATGGAAAAAAGAAATTATAAAGAAATTAAAGGTGCAAACAAACGCTCAGTTTGGACAGTCACCACCAAACCATTTAAAGGAGCACACTTTGCAACCTTCCCTATGGATTTAATAGAGCCATGCGTGTTAGCAGGTTGTCCTGAAGGTGGTACGGTTTTAGATCCCTTTGGTGGTAGTGGAACTACGGCTTTAGTAGCCAATGGACATAATAGAGATGCTGTATTGATTGAAATTAACGAGGAATACATAGAGATAGCAAAGAAAAGATTAGGTGTTGGCACTGATCTTTTTAATAAGATTGAGATTAAAGATGATTAAGATATTAGATGTGTGTTCCGGGATAGGAGGATTCAGCCTTGGACTAGAAGCTACAGGTGGTTTTGATACTGTAGCCTTTTGTGAGTATGATGAGTTCTGTCGTAAAGTATTAAACAAACATTGGCCTGATGTGCCAATATATAAAGACCTAAAGGAGATTGGAAATGAACCAACAAGACTTATTCAAGAATTCGACCTCATCTGTGGAGGCATCCCCTGTCAGCCGTTCTCCCTCGCCGGGAAGCAAAAAGGCAAGGAAGACGACAGACACCTCTGGCCGTACATGTATGAAATTATTAAGCACAAAAAACCCACTTGGGTCATTGTCGAAAACGTTGGTGGCTTCGTCAACGTGGCACTCGATGATGTGTGTCTTGACTTGGAAACCGAAGGTTACGCCACGCAATCGTTTATTATTCCAGCTTGCGGTGTCGAAGCTCCCCACAAAAGAGATAGAATCTGGATCCTCGGAAAAAATGTGGGCGACACCACAGTCAATGGACGGACTAAGGATAAACCAAGTGAGGAAGAAGGAAGAGTTGTCGGACAAAGCGAAGAAGGGAGGG